TTAAAACTTTGCCCTTGTTCACTTACATCTCCCCAAAGGTGACTGTACCATCGTCCTTCTCAAATCCTACGTCAGTTACATAACTGTAACCTGCGCCTCGCATAGCATCAGCTAGGAACTGAGACATTGTGTAGAGATCGAAGACGCCATCTCGTGATGCGCTTGAAGAACCTTCGATGCCATCCTCTTCCTTGTCGTAGTAAAAGTCTATATTCACCCGCATGTTTATTCCACCATAAATAGTTCGTCGTCTTCGGTTGAACCACCGCCTTCGTAGGCAACGTGGTCAGTGACACCAACAGCAATGAGCCGTAGCCCAGCGCCCTTGGAGTAGGTCTCGAATTGAACCATAGCCCGTGTCCCGTTACCTAACGCTCCGTCTTCTTCTAACGACCACCAAGTCTTGTTCTCAGTGCCGTTAGTAAGGTTAACTACCTTTGGCGCTCCACCAAAGTCTACCTCCGTCTCTTTGCCGTTCTTGTCACTAAATGTCATCTTGTGGTCGTGCATCCGTGTTAACTTAACGAACTTACCAATCCCAAAACTGTTGCCCTCCTTTACTCGGTCGTTGCCCATTGGCTTAGGCTCCATTCCAGCTTCCAGCAGTTCCTCTATCTGCTCTTCGCTGGTGAAGTATGCGTTAACAACGTACTGCCCGTTATGCTTTGCAGCTTTCTTTGCAGCGTTATTTCCATCCCCTCCCATGTCTCGGTTATCTTCAAACACCTTCGGATACTCAAGAACCATGTTCATTGTGTGTTTAGCCATCTTACTCTTCCTCTGTTTAAGCTGCTGGTTTGCAGCACTGGTAATATACTATAGTGACCCTTTTGAGAATTTTATACATACTTTTTGATATTTATTTTCACATTAGTGAATATCAGCATAAGTCTTCCCAAATTGCACATCTGTCCCTAGTGGTACATTAAGATTTATTGCATCATTTACGTTGTTTATGCTCATCTGCATAATGTTCTCTGTCTTATCTTCGTCCCCCTCTCTTGTTAATACTATGATCTCATCGTGGAACTGACCGATAGTCTCTAGTCCCATGCCACGACATTCCTTAACCCAACTGTCAAAGCAGTAGACCCCTGTACTCTGGTTGAGCGTACTGAAACGATCCTTGTCACTGCGTAAGCTATACCAGAAGCCTGACACAGGGTTCTTAAGCCACATACCGTTGAACAACTCACGGACACGCAACGTGCTTGCTACCTTCTCAATAGCCCAGTTACGAGACCAGAAGGCTTCTAGCAGGGTCTTGGCCTCAGACTTACTCATGCCTGTCTCACGGGCCAGCTTAGGCGCTCCTACACCGTATGTAGCACTATAGTTAACCACCTTGTAATTCTTACGGAGGGCTTTGAGTGAACGCTCTCCAGAATTGTGCTTGTCGATGTCATCTTGGGTGATAACACCAGCGTGTAGAGCCAAGTCTAAGTGAGGGTCAAAGCCTTCGTGGCTCATCTGCTCAACGTAGTCAGGGTCTAGTGGTTTCATGTAGTGCCGTTTGGTTGTATCCTCTAGTGATGTCATGTCAGCACCAGATAGAATGTAACCGTCAGGACACGTTAGACACCCACGGATTACATCACCGTATGGCTTATCTACACCCGGTAGGTTAACCAGTGGTCGATAGTGCTTGAACCGAAAGGTGTTCGTTAGGCCAGCGACACTAGCCTCTAGCCAACCATCCTTGTGGCACTCTAGGAAGCTCTTAAGAATACCAGCACGGTGAGTAAGGACAGTGAGACCGTCCAGAAGATCAACAGCTTTGTCAACCTCTGCAAGCTCTTTGACACTTCCGCATAGCTCCCCGTTTTTTCTAACTTGTTCGATTTGTCGTTCATCACCTGTCGCCTTATCTCTTAGGAATTTATATGTCCGTGGTTTCCAACCTAACGAATAGAGCCAGTCCTTGACCTGATCGTTAGAGTTAGGGTTCCCACGCTCTTCGCCTGTCTTAACGACAAACTGCATGGTTGTCTCAGGTTGCTTGTACTCCTTGCATAGGTCTACCCACTTCTCACCATGAGAGGATAGGCTACCGTCTTTCTTGTGCATGACCTTTGGTCGTGAGGCCATACGGGTTAGTGTACGCTTAGGCATAGCATCTGCCAGTTGCTCAACCTTCTCTACCTTGAGTGCCATGATTTCATCGTAGGCTGCTTGAGCTTTATCCACATCCAATTTCCACCGCAGGGCTTCCTGTTCCCTAGCGCAGTCTAGCTTGAACGTCAGATAGTCGATCAGACGATCCTTCTCAGTCGGGTCTTGGTACAGCTTGTTGAGCTTTAGGTCTAAGTCCCGCCATAGACGCACGTTGATCTTAACGTCCTCATCACACCTGTGAGCGTACTCTTCTGGTGTCAGGCTGTCCCAGTCCTTAATGACAGGCTTAGGCACTCCATAGTCCTCTCCGTAGCCCTCAAGCCCATGCTTCATACGGTCGTGGTGTAGATACCAAGATAAAGCTAGAGTGTCGATCAAACGAGCCTTTACCTCAATGCCTAGAACCTTTTTCACCGCTGGTATATCAAAGCGAACATGATTGTGACCTACGAGTGCCTTGCGTGTAGTAAAGAACTCACGCATTTCATCGTAGTCATGCGTATGATGTACAGTCTTACCATCATCTGAATAAGACAAGACATGAATTTTGGTCAACTCATCTAATAGACCGTCTGTTTCAATGTCATATACTGTTGTCATTATTTGTTTCCCTTTTCAAGTAAAGTAAAGCTCGTTCAAGAGACTCTATTGTGTCACCTAAGCTACCTATGCCAAGGTTGCACCCATTGCATAACCACCCCCTAAACGCAAGAGTGTCGTGGCAGTGGTCTAAATACAGTTGCTTTGGTTCTTTAGACTCTAAACAACACTCGCAAAAACTTGTGATTGGTGGTGCAAACTTATGCACATGCTTTAGTATCTTGGCCTCTTCTTTCTCACAATCTTTGCAAGATTTAACTCTATAGTTAGACCGATCTTTTCTTATGTAGAAGAAAGATGCCGGTAAGTTTCTGTTGCACAATCTGCATGTGAAGCAGTCTTCCCCCTCCTTAGGGTTTGGGTCTGGTAGGTTGTTAAATAGCTCACCTTGTTCCACTACATTACCTCACTTAAGGTAAACGTATCAGTGTTAAACCGCATCATCCCTGCGTTACCTTCTTCTGAGCAAGGTCGGTTCTTTTCGATAGACAGGTACGTTGTGTTACGCTCCTGTAAGTCATCAGCTTCTTTGTCACGTTTAAGGTCAATGATAACTGACGCACGTTGACCGATCATACGACAGTATTTCATCTGACCATCATCGTTAGTATGGGCGATAGTTACGATACCCACGTTTAACTCAGCAGACAGCTTTGATAGTCGTACCGATAGATCAGCCAGCATTTGCTCTTTGCTCTCATCTGATGAACCCACAAGCACATCTTGGATAGGTTCAAAGAATACAAACTTAACACCACAGGCTACAGCGAAGTAACGTATCTGGTCGATCAGGTCATCAGCACCTTGACCATCACTAAGGTAGAACTGATAGAAGTTCTCATCCTTCGTTAGATCACCAATGGCTTTAATCACCTGATCCTCTGCACCCTTCTCTTCGATCAAGTCCCTGCGTGTAAGATTGTCATTACATTGGTAAGACACAAGACCTAACAGGGATCGTAGCTTGGTTTCCTCCAAGTGCCATGCAGCAATAGGAACCTCACGTTGTAACATATTGTACTCAAGGAACCGCATGATCTCCGTCTTGCCGATACCCGTGGGTGCTTTGATTACTGTGAAGTGTCCCTGCATGAGACCAAGTATCTTATCGTCTAGTGCTTGGATACCCGTAGGCACATACTGATGCTCAGGCGTATCCTTGTACAACGACAAGAAGTCCTGTGTGCTGTTCATCACATTCTCAGGTGTGAACTTACGAGCGTTCCACCATGCACTCTTGAAGTCTGCTGCCTTACCAGCCTGTAGGAACTCGTTAGCATCTTTGTATGGTCGATGGTCAACACGATAGACCTTGTTGGGAAACAGCTTTGCTATACGGTCAGCAAGAGCATTACCAGCGTCATCGTTGTCAACCGATAGCATGATCTTCTCAAAACTATTGAGCCAATCCGCACAGTTCTCCCAGAGCTTCTTAGAGGGTGTAGCAGAGGGCAGAGACACCACGGGGTTAGTGTAGTTGCCCTTGAGTATTTGTGCCACTGAGAGAGCGTCTAGTTCACCCTCAGTGATCGTGACCATCTTAGAGCTACCTGCGGTAAAGAAGTTCATACCGAAGAGTTCATCACCCTTGAAACCATTCTTAGCGTAGAATCCCTTCTCCGATAGCTTACGAACTTTAATTCCCCCGCTGGGGTACACATACTCCTGACGATCCTCGTAGGTTAGGACGCCGAAGTCCTCCATCGTCTTGCTGTTGATGCTCCGCATGTTGACGTATTTTCCATCGGACGTATCTTCTGGTGTAAACGACACAACAGCTTTTGGTGTAAACGGCAAATTATCCCCTCCTTTTGTTGGGTACTTTTCTTTAGCCCACCCGAATGTTTTTCCACTGGACGGGTAGCCTTGGTTGCAAGCGTGGCACTTACCGAAGCCATCAGTGTTGTAACTGAAAGCATCGGAGGAGCCACACGTTTCATATGGACAGGGTTGGTGTGCATGTTCAGCCATGTGGCTCTCTCCTTTGTTTTACTTAGAACCTATCAGATACTTGTACCCTACTTCTTTGTATAGGTGGTTCTTCTTTACACGACCTTGGCCCTTTTCAATTTCGACATCTCGCTGGGCAAAGAAAGCATCAGCTTCATTATCTAGGAGCCATCGCATAGGCATCTGACGGTCAAGTTCGTAGGAGTGGAATGTACTGTCAAGAAGTGCTTCAATGTCATGTAATTGAGTGCTCCAAATATGCGTTCTAACTACGTTAGCATCTGCCGCACGGATATTTCTGGCTCCTTGACGTATGAGTAAGTTAACTCCCATTGGCTTACGGTCATTGAGTCCAAATAAGTCGAGTGTCTGTTGATAATAGCTCATGGTCGGGTCTCCTAGTTTGTGTTATGTTTGTTTCTGCCTTCGAGTGGCAACTGTTCGCATAGTTCTATCAAGATGTCGGACATCTCATGTAGTGCTGGTATTTTGATATTTACGACATCATCATGTATAGCTGAGTACAGGTACATCATAACGTCACGCCTATCAAACTTACTGATTAACTGTTCCATAGCGACAACAAGGTTAGTTGCTGATACATCTACGGTGCAATGCTCTGTACTTTTGATATGAGCATTTAAGTCAAACACATTCGGCCTATTCTCTATCTCCTTTCGTTTCTCTTCTGAACGATCCCAAGCCTCTTTAGCGGCCTCTACAGGGGTCTTTCGTTTCTCTTTAACGTCTTCAAGTATGTCACCGTAGTCAGGGTTCTCTTGTACTTCTTTGTACCCTGCCTTAGCTTGCTGCACCTCTTTAACCTTCATAGGTTTATCTGACGACATAATATCTTGGACAAGTTCGTCAGGAACAGATGGTGCTGCTAGTTCGTATAGTACTGTGATTGGCAACTGGTGTTGAACAAATTCTACACCTCCAAATCTTTTCCCGACCAGCATAATATTGTGACGTGTGTGCCTCTTAAGATCAGGAAACTCCTGCATACACCAATCGTGGAAGGCGTTATCACTGAGGTGCATATCACGACCCTCTTGTAATGCCTGACCTGCCTTTATGATACTCTCGACAGCGCCAGACAAATAATCACGCACGTCACTAGCGACATCTTCAAGACTACGAACCTTTGCTTGCGTAGTAAGCTGGTTGTAGTATTCATCATCGTCCATACTTACGTCCCTTTCTTATGTTATATACACTAGAAGTAATATCTAAAGTCATAACTTATGTAAACCCTACACTTACTTATAGTGACCCTTTCGAGAATCTTATACATCACGAATTGTTACAAAACTGACTTTCGTAACTTCTTAAGTGCTGCTTCTTCTTGCCGATAGACCCACACTTGGTTATGACCTAGCCATATAGCTACCTCATCTTGTGTCATATTAAAGATGTAACGCATCCTCATAACCTCCATTTCTTGTGTCGTTAAAACATCCCCCGCCACCTTAAACAGGTAGTTTTGGTAATCTTTGTCCTCGTACTCTTGCACATGGTCTCTCTTGGACGAAGAGAAATGTTCCTCATAGGGTGTCCTATCTGCCGCTAGGATACTTTTGATCCACCCTATGTTCTCCTCACCATAGTTACTGTGATGGTCAGTCTCACCAGTTCTCACAATATCCCGTATCGTCCTAGACTTAGGCATAGCGACAGGCAGTACATCAATGTTAAGGTAATCGTGCATACGCCTCTTAGCCTCACGGAATAGCTTCGCTGGGTGTACATCAGCATCCTCATTGATTAGCTCATAACACTTTAGGACACCCTCCTGTATCATGTCATCAACGTGTGAGGGAGAGTTAAACCTCCAAGCTAAACTCTCACACATACCCAAGATTTGATCCTCACGCATACTCATGCTCTGGCTCCTGCTCTAGGTACATCTGACGTTGCTTGATAAGGTAAGCGACCTCCTCAGCTTTTACGTCTGGACACTTCTTTAGCGTCCTTACAATCTTCCTCAGCTCTTCTTTGGTCATAGCTTGTCCTTACCCTCCAGTTGATTGATCCGCATCTGTGAGTATCGTATGACCTTCTCAAGGTCTGTGATCTCACTCTGCACTTGATCCATACCCTCGTACAGCTTGTATCCTGCACGACTGGCATACTTAATGATATTCCCACGCCAGAACTCAAAGCCATTACGCATGATGTATGTGATAGGCTCAATGACCCATCGTGCGTAGTGCTTAGGTTCATTCACGATGTCTGCTGTATGTTCTGCCATTACGTTCTCCCTAAAGTCTTCATGTTCTGCTATCAACTTACGCCACTCACTGTTTATCACGGAATACCTCCTCATACTTGTTAAACAACTGCTCAAACTTCCATTCGTATAGCTGCTGCATACCCATTAGTGTGTTCATCAGTTCGTCGTGGGTAGGATCACTTTCCCCATCACCTATCTGTCTGAACACTGTCTCAAGGTCATTACACACACGCCAACAGTCCAAGATCATTGGCTCTAAGTCGTACAGTTTAGCCATCTCTCAATGCCTCCCACGATACAGGGAATAGCTCAAGCATCTTCTCACTGATTTGATCTGCTACAATGCGTGTCTCAGCTTGAGTGTCAGATTTGCACCGTAGGTTACACATGTCAGAAAAGGCATCAAGGCTACCTGACCAGTAAAATTCTGTAATCATGCTCTGTGGTAGTACCATACGGGCTTGTTCTGGTGCTACACCCTCAGAAAGTAGGGTCTTATATGTAGACAGTTGCCTGTTCCACTGTACCTCTTGGTCAAGGGTTATGTTTACGACACCATCAGACCCTTGTTTCTTGTCTGCACTACGCCCACGCCATTCTCTCGGTTCATAGAACTCAGGCTCATCATCAACGTAGCGCCTAGATATTTCGTTCCATCTCAAGAACTTATGCTTGACTAGCTGCCGTGCTACAAAGATAGGAGCCTTGATGTGGAAGCTGGCAAAGCAGTGACCGAATGGACTGATGTGCTTGTGACTAGCTAGATACTTTATGAGCTTGGTGTCACGTTTAGACAGACTTTTGAAGGGTTCAAGCGTATGTCCAAACTCTTTTACCCAGTAACTCTGTGTACTTTTATCTGGCTCAAACAATTCCCAATCGGATGTCTTACCAAAGCTAACCCGTGCAGCGTTAGCTACCGTCAAGTCTGTACCCATGTGGTCAATGTATGTTACTTCAATCATTTAACTGTATCCCTATACATTCGATTGTCTCTTGCTTGTCGTTGACCATAACCGAAGCAGCCCTCAGTGCAGTCTCACACATGGTTTCATTGTCATACGTCCCTAAGTGATAGTACCTCACGCCCACCTCTGGGACGACGACAAACCATATTAGTATCCATGCTACATTCATCAGAAAGGCACCTCATTATTTCCATTGCGGGGGTCATTGAAGTATCCCTTCGCCAGATACTCCAGCCGTGGATCAAGTAGTTCCTCTAGCTCACGGATGATTGACTTGGGACGGATACCCATCTCTTCCAAGTGTTGCTCAAGTGTCATGTTAAACATTCTCATTTCCCTTCGGGTGCTGTGTAAAAAACGTGTGTGCCAATGCG